TTCGTCAATATCTTTAGCTGTTTTTTCAAGACCGCTCCATGCAGACTTGTTTTCCTTTGCTTTTCCTAAAAAGTTTTGATAAAGCTTTTGACCGTAAGATTCCTCTGGCAATAATTCTCTAATCTTATCTGTGGCTTTTTTAGTGAATTCTGGTATTGCAGATTGGGCATATTTTTTAGCGCCATATCTCAGCAATGGGTCTACAACTCCTGCGCCTAATGCAGATGCCCCAAGACCGATTCCTGCTCCGACCAATGCTTCTGATCCTCTACTTCCTTCCTCTGCGTTTGCAGCGCCATATCCTGCGCTACCTATCATGTTCTCAGCAGCCATTGGCAAATACTTCGCCCACTTAGGATGCTTTGCAGCAAATGAAGCTATCCCTTTTGCAGTTGCAGGGAATTTAGATAATGCTGTTCCTATACCCTTAACTGCGCCGCCGCCTCCAATTAAGTAGGGGGCATAATCCATTAATGAGTTGCCAATCTTTTCGCCAAGGTTAAGTTTTACGTCTCCGTACTTTTCCTCTTCTCCTTTTCCTGGCATGAATGGCGATCTTTGATTAAGTTGAGCGCGCAGGATTCTGTCCTGCATGCTTGGCTCTGATCTTTCTTGAGACTGAGACTCTTTTCTCTGTGGCATTAAATCAGCGAAGGGGTCTTCCCTCTGCGGTCTAGTGCCTTGAGTGTTTGCGGATTTCAAATCTGCAAATGGGTCTTGCATTATCTTCCGCCCTTCGATCTTAACTGAGCCAATCTTTTTTCTACTTCTTCTTTCGGCACTCCCCTCGCAATAGCTTTAGCAGCCATCTCATCATAGTAAATATTCTGCTCTTGGCTTGTCTGAGCCGGTGTTTGCTGTTGCTGTAAATTTTCTGGAACAACATTTGGATTTCCGTTGAACCCTTGAGCGACATCAGCCTTGGGATTTTCATAACCGTATGCACTGAATCCACCGCGAGATTCTGGAGAACCTCCTTGGCCAGCCCACTGAGGACGACCGTTATTCTGAAGGTATCCAGTTCTTTCTTGCTTAATAGCCTGATCTACTGCTTGCGTCTGCATGGGAAGGTATTGTTGATTTGCACCCGCCTGCGCCTCGCCTGGGATTAGATAGCTCGCAGTTTCTCCTGGAAGGCCAGGGAACATTGAGTTCATGAATTCTCTGTTCATCTCAATGCCTGGAGCAGCACCAGAAGACTGTCTTGCGTTTATGTTGGCCAGCTCAGGCAAGAATCTCTTTGCTGTCGCAAAGTCTTCAAGCCTCTTCATTGCTTTTTTGTCACCAGCAGAAGCAAGCGCCGAATCTTTTGCCAACTTCAATGAGCCCATAGGGCCCTGATACGGCTTTAGGTTTTTCATAACCTGCGGGTAAAGTTTATCTATTTCAGACTTAGATTCTATTCTGGTTTGGTTTGCCGTCATCTTAGCCGTTGTTGGAGCTTCTCCCGTTTCTCCGCTTCCTTGCATGAAGTATTGTTTTGCCCCACGCTTGCTACCCGCCGGATTATCTTCCATTCCTCCGGCTGTAGGAACCATCCCACCAGCAGGTTGTCCAGGGACTCTCGCATTTGCGGTATCAACTCCGCCTGGCGCAAAAGCGCCCATCTCTTTATTTAATAGAGCGCCGTAATATGCCTTCTGAGGAGTTCCGGGAGCTGCATTTTGATAAGCATTAAATAGCTGAGCATGTCTTCCGCCTTCACCCGCTTCAGACCTGTTTTCTTTTGCTGTCTGTGCCTGTAGCAAAGGCAAATGAGCCATCGCAACTTTAGACTGAGCATAGGATAATCCAGTTCTTGCCATTATCTCTTTTATTTTAGCTTGTTCACCGCCAAGCTTTGCCTGTTGCATCTGAGGATAGTATTGAGTGTCGGCGTTATTCTTTGCATTGGTTGCGCCAACTTCTCCCTCAAGAGTTCTTTGGGCTTTATCTGCTTTTAAATTTCCAAGACGAGCTTCAGAATCTTTTAATTTATTCTCGTAGTGCTTGCCAAATATATTGTAAATTCCTTCAGTGATGCCGAGGGTACGTTTAATTGAATCCTCACCTTTTGGCAAAAGATCAGCGCTTGGATTTACGTGTAATATTCCCGATCTTTCCATTAGTATGCCCCGTTTCCACCGCCACCGCCGCCGCCATCTACTTGGCCACCAGCCCATCTACCTGCCGCACTTCCAGCCGCTGCGCCGATTGGGCCGCCATAAATACCACCTACGATTCCGCCAGCAGCGCCAAGAGCTGTGCCCCACATATTTGAGCCTCTCTGGGTGTTTGACGCTCTATTTCTGTCTCCAGTTTCGTTTTCTGACATTTTTCCTTTCATTTGTCCGCCAGCAGCCTCTTGAGCCAAGTCTGCTTGTGTCTTTGCGGCTTCTAAACCATAGCCGCCCAGAGTATCCATACCTTTTAGGCCTTGGCCATAAAGACCAAGTCCTCTTTGAATATATTCGTTCTGGAATTGTCCAGTTTGAGCATTCAGCTCTTGCATCAATGCTCTGTTTGCTGCACCGCTTCCCATCATCCCGCTATTGGCTGAATTGTAATTCAGTCTTTTTGTAACTTGGTCGAGAAGCATTTTCTGATAAGGCGATTGCTGATAACCGCCAGCGATCTTATCTTGCATGTAGTTAGGGTCATTAATATCCCTGTTATACGCGTTATAAGAAGCCTCGCCAGCTTGGTTTCCTCTATTAAAATAACCATTAAGGCGGTCATGCTCTTTTTGCATGGCCTGACCGTAATCGTCAAACGCACCTCTGTTTGAGGTATACGGGTCTTTTCCAGTCCCGCCACCCATAAAGTCTTCAAAGCTCATAATATTTACGCCGTCTGAATTGTTTTGACAGTTAATGCCCCAGCAACAACTTGGGTGCATTGGAATGTTCCGGTGTCATTGTTAAAGAAAACTTTCCCAGCATGCTCTAAACCGTTTATTCCGCTAACTTGCTGAGTAGATAAAAAAGTTTGCTGAACTCCAGAAGCAAAGTTCTGGTTAAGCCAAAGACTCAAAGATGTCGCCCATTTATGAAGCTCTTTTAAATCAGCGGATGATGGCGGTTGCGGAATTGTCACGGGATTCATATCTGCCATTTTTATTGTCCTCCGCTCATGTAGTACCACAACGGGAATGGAGAGCTTGACTGAGTATCTGGCATGCCTAAAACGCAATCAGGCTTAGCGGTTAAATCAATGTTCTTCTTGTTCATTAATCCACCGACAAGCTTTTCTCTAATGACTTCTTTTTTGGCATCCCAAGGAACGCCGTATTCAGCACATATTCTAAATCCAGTCTCATAGATTAAGGCATTAATCATGAACGGAGGCATTGCAGCAGGAACGTCATCAAATTCGCCAAGATTAGCTAAAGCCAACCTTCCTTCTACTATAAATTGATATTCTGGATTAGAAGGAGCGGGATAAATTTCTATGCTTCCAGTAAGCTGCTCAAAATAATAAATCTCTGGATATCCCATAAGATTTTGAACGCTTTTTTCTTCTCTAAACGCCTTATAATTTCTTGGCCATAAAACAGTTGAAACTTGGTTTATAACATAAGAGACAGAATCAACTTCAACGAACCTACTATTCTGTAGGTTTTCTACGTTGTTGAAAACAACCTTTGATTCATACGGGATTATGTCGCGCCATTCGTCTAATATAAAATTAAACTCATTAAGCGCGACAAGCTTGTAATGCGGCTCAATTATTCGCTGAAAAGCCCTGTCCTGCACAGACTTATAAATTGCATTTGTAAGTATCTGCTGAACCTTCATTCATGCGCCTTAATATGAGCCCGTGAAAAATTCAATCCCATCAAGCGATATGATGTCATTGAGAGTCGAAGAGTTTGCTAATTTTCCAGTAGGCAATGAAGGATTCGTCGAAAGAACAATGGCCGCGACAGCATTTACTGTAGGAGCGCCTCCAAAAAAAGTAACCGTGCTTCCACCGTCATATCCAAAACCGCCATTGACAACAACGACATCGTTGATGCCCCACAGGACGCTTAACTGAAGGCCAGTTCCACTTCCGCTTGTTGCTGTAGTCGCATAAGGGCCGATAGGAATAACGCTATATCTTCCCGCAGCCGTAAATTCCAAGACACCCGCTCCCATAACGACTGTAAGCTGAGCTCCAGTTAATCCGCCGCCAGTTACAGGCTCAGCAGTTAAAGATGTCGGGTTTACAGTATATTGGCCGCCAAAAGTTATTGAGTTAACCGCTGTAATTATTCCTCCAGCAATTGTCACGTTTGCGGTAAATCTTCCGAGGCCACTAGTTCCTGTAGTTCCCGTTACTGTAGCCGTTCCGTTTGTGCCGCCAGTACCGGCAGCGTGTATGGTTGCTGAAACAACTTTCGTACCGGTTATAATTCCCGTAAACTTAACCCCACCAACAGCGGTGCCACCAGTTAATTCCCATGTGTCTCCTGGAACGTATCCTGAACCCGGAACAGTAAGACCCGAAAGAGCAGCCTTAACATTTGCTGTTCCTATAAAACCTTCTCCTGGGCCATCTGTTTCTACGGCAGGAATAGTTTCGTATCGTCCAGCATTTGAAATGGTAATGGAGTCTATTGAATTTGTTCCATTAAACAATGACAAATAGTTTGTTGAGTAAACAGAACCATTAAACTGTGTCACAGGGAACAGTGAAAAGTTTTGAGACAATGGAATATTCTGGGGAAGCGTAAATAAAGGCATTCCAGCAGGAGGTGTCGCATTAATCAACTTCATGCTTCCAGTTAAATAAGCTCTTCCCTGTCCATCCAATCTAAGAGTTGGAGTAGAGCCGTCAACTGCTTCCGCGTTAGAGGAATTCAATGTTAAAGCAATAGAATTTTGCGTTAATTGCTTATATACAATTGAAGAATTTAAGTAGTTGTTGTCCGTAGGTCTAAGTTCAAGAGACATTTTTTAAACTCCAAGTAGTGTTTAGGGGCGCATTACACGCCCCTATTAAGTTAAATTGAGCTAGGAACACTTAACAAGTAAGGAGAAAATGCCTGCTTTCCGACCATTGCATAAGTACGATAGTTATTGGAGAGAGAAAGCGCAGCACCCTGCATTACAACGTGAACAGGGAAACCTTTACCACCCTTTGCTGACTTGTTTGTTGATTCTGAGTTTGTTGCTCCATAAATTGGAGGCATTCTCAAAGGAACAACGCTAAGGCCAGATTTTGTGTACATATAGTTCTGGTTATAGCTTGGATAGAAAGCTACAGGAGCACTATTTGCAGGTAAAGAAGCAACGTTCTGATGTTCGCCTGACGCCATTAAAGGATAAGGAACGGTTACAACAACGTTACCAGCGCCATCACCAACAGCATCGGCAGAAGCTTTGATTACCAATCGGTAAGGAATTGTTCTGTGACCAACTTGGTTTACCAGGAATACGCTAGGGATAGAGATCATATCGCCTTTGTTTACCAAGATTGCTGTGCTGTGTGTTACGCCAGTAATCGTGATCTGAGTACCATCAGCAGATACGTTTGAAACTGTAGCGCCCTGAAGATTTGCCAACCCTAATGGGCCAGCAGTATGTTGAAGCAAGAACTCAGAACGGAACAAGTCCATGCCAGCCAACATGCCTTTAGCAGCACTTCCGCCAACATATGCTTGATCAGTAATCTTTTTATTGATTGATTCGTTGAACATATTCTGTAAAGAAGCTGCAACGTTCTGAGCATCGAACATGTTCATCATCATTGCGCGATCAGTTCGCTTTAAGTTCAATGTTGTTGCCATTGTGTCGATTGAAGCCATTGCATTCCAGTTGTTCAACGGTTGCAATTTCTCAATTCCATCAATCGGCGTAAGGTAAGAATTTACCAAAAGTCTGTCGATACAATCTGTTTCAATTGTTTCGGCAAGCGCTTGATATGCAGGGAAGCCGTAGTTATCGACAATTGCCTGTTCGTCAGTTTTTGTGATTGCTTTATCTGAAGGAATGATATTAAAAAGATCTTCATCTGAGTTTAAGTTACGAGTAACAGAGATGATGTCTTGTTCTGTAATCGTGTAAGGAACTACTAAATCCTGGATTGCTGTAGCAGTTACAGTCAATCCGCGCTCAACTTCAGGAGAGCCAGGGATTTTAATGTTGATTGTTCCGCCAGTTGCATACATTTTCTGTTGAAATGATTCAACGTAATCATGGTTAGCAGTATTGTAAATTGCACTGGTGATTTCAAAGAATTCGGTTGTAGATTTGGCGACAAGATTGGAAAAAATTTGTTCGTTTGACATTTAAGTCTCTCCGCAATACGTTAATAAGTTGATTTAAATAAATCGCTTTTTTAACGTCTTGCTTGAGACGCACCGCTTTGTTTAAGTCCTAGGAAGACTACAGATTTAACGTCTCTGCATGACGCGACCGAAGTCCGCTTTGTTTAAGTCCTAGGAAGACGTGACCAATATCTTATTATTTAAGACTTATATCTCAAAAATTTACTTTTGTCAAAAAATGTACTTTTGTCAAATTTATTTCCTACCGCTCGCACCGTATTTGCTCTTAATGTAAGACTCTGAATCAAATGTTTCCGCTTCTCCGGTATCTGTAAGGCTTGCATTTGGCTTAAAGTTAGAGGGATGAGGATAAGATGCTGTGTCTTTTAGTTTGTCGCTTAAGTTATTCAAGAATTCAAAATATTTAAAACCGCCATCACCATTTACGTAGGATACTTCTGCGGCCTTCAATAGCTTTCTATCATTATCGTTTTTCAAAAGATGTTTGAAAACTGCGGCTGGATTAGGGAGGTCAATAAAAGACTCCAACTCTTCTCTGCTTATCTTTTTAGGAGATGAGGGGTCGTTAAACAATGCCTTTAGCTCTGGGTCTTTCTCCATCGCTTCATCTAATTGTTGCCCCATTTTTGTTAATTTAATGTGGTGATCAATAATTTCCGGCAATGCTTCATATGGAATGCCTTGCCTTAAAGATTCATCTATTTTGTTTTCAGTTGAAATATACGTGTCTGTCTCGTTAGATGTAGCTTTACCGGTCTCAAACTTCTTCTTAAGTTCATCCAATTCTTTGCGCACCGCTTCTGCTTCTTTCTGCGCTTCTTCAGCTTTAACCCTTTCTTTTCGAATTCTAGCCTTTACAGATTCTTCTATGCGTTCACGATCAAATTGATTTTCTTCGTTTACAATATTAGGATTTTGAGGAACGCTGGGCGCGCCCTGTGTATTTTGATCATCTTGCATGTTATCAGGCTGTTCGTTCATGTTTTCCCCTTATGGTCTACTTTAAAATTAAAGAAACTTTGTCTATCGTGAAATTGTATGTGCCCTGATATTGCATATTTAGCGTGTATTCTTTTCCGGCAATATTGCATCTCCATATTGTCAAATCATTTCTGTCACCCGTGTTACCTATAGCCGCAGGAACAGTGTTAAGCCAACTCTCAGAATCAAGAGATAATTTTAATCTAACGTGCTGAGGCTCATCGGTTGATGATTGAATGTATCCTTGAATCATTTGAAGCTCTATGGAGTTAACCAACTCTCTATATATTTGAGTGCCTTTATAAGTTTTAATTCTTCTTGATTGCCACATCCTTAATTTGCTCTCAGCGAATTGAGGGTCAGATGTCAGCTCATAAAGACCTTTTGTAGATGCAACAATATTTGTTCTTGGAACAGATGCGATTATATTTTCGTCGCCATTCGCCCACTTGCCGCTACCTTCGCAATATATCCAAGATATCTTGCTCTCTGGAAAATAAAGAGAAAAGAAAAAGTTATCGTTGAAAGTATAAAAAGATGCTTCAGCTTTGTTTGCATCTGGATAGCTTGCTATTACTCTCGCCATTCCTGGTGCGCCGATATCCTGAGATTCAGTTCCTCTTCCAGTGATAATCATTGGTATAAACTTTGACGAAAGGAAATATATTCTCCCAAATCCTCGCTCTTCTCCATTGACAGAGATAGAGCCAAAATCAACTCTAAAGTTATTGTCTTTAGCAAAAGGAAATAAGTATTGGTTGTTTGTAGACGATGGAACCCATCTTTCTATTCCTGTCGTCCCGAAGATATAAAGATTGTCGTCAAGAGTTTCTAATGAGCTCGCCTGAGTAAGTGCAGATGATATCTGGGCGACATTATCAAGCGGAGGAAAAGAAATCATTTGGTTTGGCTCAGATATTGCCCAAGAGCTAGTCTCAAGGTCTAATACTATTGCTATTGAATTTAAAATTGTTATAGATATAGGAGATTTAAAAGTAAATCCTTGGTCTTCACCCATCAGCGTTACGCCATTTTGCCTTTGGTCATAAACGTAAAAGTTTCTTCCATCGACAATTCCGACTTGATTCTGAAGGTTTTCTCCCATCTGAACTGAAAGGGTTGTATTCTTGATTTCCTGCACAATATTAATTACGCCATCAAACCCAACTCTTAATATTTGGTTTGCAGTCACTACGATATATGCGCCAAGATTAAAAGTCGTCATTAAGACGGCTCTTATATCAGTTAATTCATATCCTACGTTTATTGGAGCCTTCCAAGGAGTGCAATACGCCTTGTTCTCTTGACCAATAAACATATTGAATAGTTTAGGGTATCCAAGTCTCGTTTCCCACTGAGGAGCGGTGCCGTCATCTATAGGAATCTCTACGAAATCAGGCGTCTGTTTCGGCTGGAATTGACTGCTCTGCTGCATTGTTTTGCCCCTCCTCTTGCTGTGGAGGATTCATTCCGCCTTTTGCATTTGGAGAGCCAGGCTCAGTATCGCCCTGAAGGGCCATGTCATTATCGCCAATAACTTCACGCATGCGGTCAATCATCTGGTCATTCAATGCCATGTTTTGCTTAACGGTTTCAAGTGCATGCTTAGCGTCTACCTTGTCATTCTTCATCAATATATCGACAAGCTTGATATCGTTCTGATGCTCTTTATTGATAACGTCGCCAAGCGTTTCAATTCGCTTCGTATCTGCATTCTTCTGTTGTGCGTCTGCCTTCTTGTGTTCTGCCTGAGACATTGCAACTGCGGATTGATAGTCAGGATTTAATTCAAGCTGTTTCTGAGCCTGTTGCTGTTGCTGTTGTTGTTTTTGTTGCTGAGCATTATTGTATTCTTCAATCGTGATCTCGCCTTGAGAGTATTTAATCAATGAAGGGTCAATCTTAACGGCTGCTCGGCGAGACAACTCGGCAGAGTCTTTGCAATTACTGTTTCTGAAATAAACGTCAGCCGTATCATTAAGGAGCTGCGGATTAAGAGCATAAATACCTTTAAGGGTTTCTATTGTTTCTTGCCTTTGATCTTCTTCGTCAAGGCCAGCCTTTATTTCATATTCAAACTTATTTCCAATGTCTTTGATGTTGTTTCTTATTTCTCCAGTCCCCGTCGCTTCGTTAACAACCAAAGCATCACTTGAACCGTCAAGCTTTTTGATCAGCATTACTCTTTCTTCTGTAACGATCTGAGGAAGCATTTGACCAATAAGCTTACCAAGGTCATTGAAGTACATTTCATCTATCTTTAAAGCGTTTTTGTTCATGTCTCTAAGGGTATTTATTACTCTCTTTATTGCAGCGCCAGACATTGCGCCCATCTGGTTTTCTTGTGGATTAATGACTGCGCCAGTAATGTCATCAGAGATCATCTTTAATGACTGAGACATCTGTATAAGTGTTGGAGAGATATTTGCTGAATCATGCCTCACAATCTCTGCCGGATTTCCACCAAAAGTGAATGCGCCCTCTTTCTTATTTATTTCTGATGCGTCAGCTTGCTGTTGCTGAGTAAGCACATGCTCAGGCTTGAAGAACCATTTAGTGCTTGATGCGTTCTTAACCTGTGTCGCAATCTGAGAGTTAACAAAGTTTAATAGCCTCTGCAATCCCTTGAGCTCATAGCCAAATGGAATTGTAAACATTGGCTTATCTGGCGTCCAAATCGTGAATGCGCCATGGTAAAGCAGAGGCAGATCAAATGTCGGGAAAAGTACTGGGCTTTCTATGTTTACCCAGTTACAAATTCGCTTGAAGTAAATCTTATCTATAGTTCCTGACGTTTCTATTTCGAAGTCTTTGTCTATTTGACCGAGTCTTTTTAATATCCTCAATCTTTCGCTCGTCATGATGTTGTTTTTATCTTCAAACGTCAGCATGTCTTGTCTTTTGTATATGCCGCTCAGAAGAAGGCAATAATCAACCTCTTCTTCTCCTCTAAACCAATAATCAACAACAACGTTATCTGTATCAGTGACGTTGCACTTTTTCTCTGATATCTCTGGTATTTTTTTGAGCAATTGACCGCGAGAAAGCTTACGCTTCATGCCACAAAATCTTCCATCTATTTTTGTGTGCTTCAATGCGTTTAAGTCAAAGAATCCAATTCTTGGGTCTTTGTGAGAGATATAAACTGGGTAAAGTGAAAGGTCTTTATCGTTTATTCTTTGATAGTTTATCTCGCCAAATGAATAACCAAACTGCGCGGACTTTGAAAAAGCGTCTGCTTTTGCTGCAATGATTTCATTGCTCAGCAAAATATTGCTCATTAATACACTGAAGGTATTTGTTTCTTCTACGTTGTTCTTTGCCTCTCTTGTGGTTGGGTGAACGTCAAGAGAATAACCAATCTTTGAGTAATCCGCCAAAAGCTTATTGAGCTCTTTTCGACAGATATTTAGAGTCACAGATTCTTTATTGTTATTTCTTCGACCACTACTAACGCCATTTCCCCACTGCTTACCGCAAGAAATGAAATCTATCATCTCCTTGCCGCGATAATTGTTGTCGGTAAATTGAGTTTCCCAGTCATCTATTTGTCTTTCGATGACTTCGTTATCAATATCTTTTACTTTTGTTTTTTTGGGCTTATCTTTACGTTCCATTTCGTTCTCTAGTAGTGATAACGGTTGCGGGATTCGATAATTTCTTTAACGCTCTTGAAAGGGTTTATCTTGCTTTTATTTATTCTTCCCCATATTTCCTTGTCTTCAAGTAATGCGTCTTTGTCTTCGAATAGGTGAAGATAAAAATTTGGCACATTAAGATTAAATAGTCTTAAGATAAATTCCTTATCTTCAATTTTGTGCGTAACACCAACCGTGTATCTTCCAACAGACTTAATCTCTTTATCGGCAGTTGCACTGATAAGCTTTGAATTTGTCTTGTTAAGCTCTGAAACAACCTTGAATAAAAGCTGTTCATCAGTTAATCCTTTTGTCTCAACCCCTAAGTCTTCAAGCGTTTTAATATATGAGTCACGCTGCAATTTCTTTGCTTCTGATTCAAGGTTTTTTTGCGCAGTTTCTTTCTGATTCGCTTCAGTCTCTTTTTGATTCTCTTGAGCAGGCTTAATTTTTTCAGATTCTTTTTCATCGTTTGCCTTAACTTTGTCATTCGATTGTTTAGCCATTTTAATACCCCTTAATAAATTACACTGCCGCCTAGATGGACAACCCTCTTATTGCTTCCACTATCAAAGTCTCCTCTGTAGTGCATCGCTATATACTGCAAAGCATCATGCTTGTGACTAGCCCAGTTCTTATCAGGATTATCTTTGTATCTTTCATCACCCGAAACCCTAACAGATGGATAATGATATTCACCCAAGAATCCTTTCCTTAGCTCTACGCACTTAGGTGACATCTGGAAAGCAGGTCTACCACCAACAAGGCTGCGTAAAAAATAAGAAACAGATTCTCTTCTTGGCGTAAAATTATTAGTCTTAGCTCGAACAATATGTATTCCAGCCGCTCGAGCAATCGTAAAACATGTATCATCTTTCGCATCCTTTGCAGCACCGGCAGGATCTCCGACCGCTACGTAATTTTTGTCCCATCCTGGATAATTTCTATTCAAATGCGGAACTGCAAACTTTTCGATAAACTCAGCAACTCCCATATCTGTTGCGCCAAGTTCATCAATAATGTTCATATTTCCATGAGGCATCATCTGTACTAAAATCATCGATGGGTCACGACCAAAGTCCCAACCCATGCCCAACTCAATCATTGGCGAATATCGCAATCCTTCTACGCAATGAAATGCGTCATTATATTCTGGATACACGCGCTTATTCTTCCTTAGAGTTCCATATTCACCCATGAAGTAAATCTTAATATCATCATCGGTTGAAGACTGGACGCCGTTTAAATAATAGTCAGACTTCTGCAAATGCTTCGTGTAATCAGCTTCAGGATTATTAATATAAAGTGTTCCATCAATCGAATTTGCATATACACAATCAACGTCAATCCCCTCGGGAACTCTTATAACGGCCGCTTTGTATTTAAAAATCTCATGATTCTTTGGCCTGTTAACTTCAAATCTTTTAAATATCCAATGATCTGAATCTGGCGGATTCGTGTCAGCTATAACGCCGCCCCATGTTATTGGTACATCCATCTTTTTAGGCGGATAGTTATAAACACGCTTCAAAGCCGCATCAAAAATAATCTCAGGAATAAACTGTAGCTCGTTAAAATAAGCGCCAGTCAACTCAAGAGAAAGCAACTTAGAGATATCATCTGGTCTATCCAACGACACAAAGAATATCTCTAGTCTAATATCCTTAACCCTTACAACAACAGATATTGGTGAGTCCCACTTTATTCTGCCAAATACATTCTCAGGGAACCAGTCAACCCAAGTCTTTATTGTTGTCATCTTTAACTCAGGATACGTGTTTCTAAATATCGCCCATCTTGAGTACCTAATCCCGTCTCCAGCCGCCTCCTGCTCTGATGCCCTCCTAAATATCTCCATGATGCTCGAAACTGTTTTACCGCATCTAACGGGGCCAAACTGTAACCTTACAAACGCATCGCTTAAATGAAAATCACTCGCAGTTTCGCTTGCAACGTAATTCAACATCGCCATATGTTTTTATTTTGTCTCTTCTGGTGGTTTTCCGAAACTCATATACATCTGGAAGCTTTCTTTCTCAGCGTCAGATGTGATTTCAAGGGATTTTAGTTTTGCAGCGACATAGGAAAGTAATTCAGTGCAACAATTCATTTTAATGCTTTCTTTTTTTGTTTTTCTCGCGAGGGTTATAAGTTCTGCCACAGGATTAAACTTGTGAGCATCTAAGATTGCGCCAACATCATATTTAACCTTATTGGTAGCACCCTTGGGTCTACCATTAGGATTCATGCAGTTACCTGGCTTGAATAATATTTTAGGCATTATGTCTATCCGATAATTTTAGGTTTTTTTTCGAGTGGTATTCGTTTACTTCTTCTTTTTCTTCATTTCTTCCATCTTTTTACCCTTACCCATTCCAATTGCAATCATCAAAGAAGGCTTTTTGCCTTTCATTTCTTTTGAACCTTTAGCAGAATCATGACCGCATTTAGGACAAACCATATCATCTCTCCGATATTGTCAAAATATAATATTTTTGATGTATATCAAATAAAATGATTAAAGTCAATTTTCGGACAAAAAAATACCCGAAATCTATCGGGGGACAAATTTCGGGCACATCCCCAGTCTTTCCCCGGGCAGTCATTCAGATCAGAGCTCTGACGGGCTCTTGGAATTGAATTACTTCTTACCCAACACCTTATTCGCTTTCGCATCAATCTTATTCTTTGAAGACTCGCTGAGCTTTCCTTTCTTGACCATCTGGGTTGCTCTTGCTTTCGCATTAGCGGCATGACTTTTATCGTTTACCGGATATTTTCTCTCACCAGGCAAACCAAACTCAGACTTACTCAGTTTGTTTCTTGCAGCCGATTTTAACTTCGCCATAACTTTCCCATTAAATATCTAAAATTCTATTTATTTCTTGCCTATCCAAAAAATCCAGATCGGATGACTCCTCAAAGTCTTTAAGTGATTTTTCTGCCCGAGTTATTGAAGCATTACTATTTAATCCGTCTTTTTTATGAATATTTCTATTATAACACTTTTTCTTAGCAGAATGATTTTCGGACTCATCCTCAAACCATTTTTCAAATCCATCTTGATCGATTATTATTTTTCGCCCAATGCGCCGAAGATATGGTGATAATCCATTTACTTCAGCATTGAAAATAAATTCCCTAATTGCGGTGGGTTTCATGAATGGATAAATTACACTAATCTGTTGAGGCGTACAATATCTTTTCATCTGGTAGACCTTAATTTTTTGGCATATGCCTTAACCTTTTCCTTAAACTCAAGAGGAACCCAATGAGACAACCAATAATAACCTTTCTCCTTCATTCTTTTTCGGTAGTTATATTGTCTATTAAACTTTTTAGAATTTTCCTCTTTAGTCATTTACGCATCCTTTCCTTAATGGAGTCATAAACACAAACTACAACAAGCCATCCGCATGCGATCATAATCAAAAGACAGAATATCTCAACGCAAATCTGAATCATTCAATAACGTCCTCAATTTGAATATCATAAATATGTCCAGGGCGTAGCTTACCTAATTCCCATACTGAACAAATTTCCTTCTGTCTGCTTACATATTCCTTTGCAGACTGCTTGGTAAGAAACAACTGCTCAAGACAATACTCAGGACTCTTCGGTATAGAATAAACCGCGTAAACTTTCATCCACCATTCCCCTTAAAACTTAAAAACCCTTCAATCTCTCCAACTTCTACCGGAACTTGACCAGCAACATTTCCTGCCGGATTTGCATTCAAATAGTGTTCAATAATTTCAATGTTATATTCCATCATCTTGCGAACAATATAATTTGAATAACTGAAATAAAAACTAGAATCATGAGCATTAACAAAATCATCAAGCAAAAGATAAAACCCTTCGAGGGTAAAAGTCTGATGATCTCTTGGCGCTTGAAAAAACCCAACCTGCATTAATGCAGCAATCACGCCAAATCTTGCATTTTGCTTTGTTTGAGCTTTGGTTAAATTCATAAAATTTTCTATCATTTTCTTTTCTCCTTTCCATTGATTCAAATAATCGGGGTGACGCTTTTCTATTTTATGGCTATAAATATCTTATTTGCCACCCACAAACCCATAATACCGTTATAGTTTACTATTGTCAACTATTACAAAAAAATAAATTACTACTTCGGTAAAAAGCTCTTCTCTTCTACAAACTCAGGCAAGCAGCTTTGCTCGACACGCTCGCATTCTCCATCGATCGTGTCTCCCTTAAAGCTTTCCGTGCTTTTTGCATTGGGATAGGTTGGCAAAACAATATTAATACTATTAATAGGAGCCCTCACCTGCGAAGAATTCCATTGGGATTGCGCAAACTCAGTACTGAGTTGCGCTTGAAGTGTTTCACCGATAACTCCTTGAATCGCCATAATGTGCGACCCCATACCCTTTAAATAATCCTGCATTGCTATTTCCCCACTAAATTGGCATTTCCAAATTCATCGACTGAAATATTAACATCTTCCCCAATTAAAGATTTATAATATTCTGTCATTTTTCTCTCTAAGAATTCCCTAAAACTATCTTCATAAGGAGGGTTGTCGAGCTTTTTCTGAAACTCCTCTTCCGTAATTTCTGCCATCTTTATTTCCTCACCAACAATTTACCTTCAAACGGAATTCCATCTGAATAGTAGGTTTTAACGCTCGGGCTCATGCTATCCATCAGATCGCTAAAAATCTGAGGCGTCACGTGAATATTTTTAACCGAAAAAGATTTCATCTTTCTCGCTTCTTTCAAAAACTCTTTTGCAACCTTACTTAATTTATGCTCATTAATCGGGGTGTATGACATCCTCATCTTTCCTCACTTCTATCAAACAACTCAAACGATTTTCCAAACAAATCATCTATCAGTTTCTTCGCCCCATAACTGCAATCATTGCAAGACTTGTATTCTTTGCTATCCCTCTGAAAATCTTTCCGAGGCTTCTCTTTTTTGCATCTCAGGCAAGTTATTTTAATCATTTCATCCCCAACAAATTAACTCTATTCATTTCAATGTTAATAGAACCTCCCCTCTTACACTTTCCTTCCATAAAATTTTTCCCCTTTTTCTTAAACCTATATTTTAATCTTCTTTCTTCAAGACGAAGATCTTTTAATTTTTTCCTATATACTTCTTTATGAAGTATATTTCCCATATTTTTTAAAGCTAAAATAGCAAAACATACATCAGGCCATGATCGAGTTTTTTTCACTTAACCCCCCATTTGAAGAATATTAAACAATGCTTGATGTTCATTCGCTAACTTTTACTACTTTGCATTTTTCATATCTATCATCCTGTTCTTTCATTCTAAATAATAATATTTCTAACTGATCTTTATTTTTAGCAATTAATGGCTCCCCACTTTTGCTGCAACAAGCAAGAGTATTGTTTTCTGTTTTTACTGCATAGAATTTAAGCTTCTTTAAAAAATTGAACATTTTAACCCTCAAAAATATAATCACTCAAAATATAAATATCAGGCATATATCCCTGAACACTTTCACTTTTACCATGGCACGATGCCTCAAAATAATATGTATTTGTATTAAAACATTGAAATACATTAGAAATTTCCACGTCTTTTTTACACTTTCTACATTGCGGTTTTCTGGGGGATGCTTCAGGGCTATCTATCATTAAATCTATAGCTTCATTTATATTTTCCAATCCGTGATATTTCAAAACTTCTTCTATTGAATTCATCTCATCCCCAAATAATCTTTAATCGCCTGAATACCTTGGTCTACAGAATAAACAACGACTACATCATAATGACCAACAAATTTTGTTAAACTTATCCATTTTTTTTGAGATTCAGAGATTTTTCCTCCGAGTTTTTTTACCTCAATAAATATTCCGCAACGAAAACTTTTGTTGATTATATGAACATATCCATCAACTGTCTTAAGATCATAATCTTTATCTTTAACAACCCAAGCAAGAAATAAATCAGAAACTCCAGCTTTTACTCCCTCCATCTTTAACCTAACAGCTTCTGTTATAGATCTTTTTCCTCCGTTTGGAATTGCGAACAAATAGTCGCCAATTTTCCCATATAAATTATTTATATTTGTATTATTCGCCCACTCAACAATCGCGCACTGAATTTGGCTTTCGGTTGGCTCAATTGATCTCATTTTTATCACCCTCAATATTAATTGAATAAATTTTTGAACCGTTAACTTCAATTAAAACACTTTTTCCGTCTTTGTCTTTGGCACAAAAATAAAGTGAGTTAATAGGTTTATTTTCTTCTTTTTTCAAATTTATATTAGACATTCTATGTGTCGCCCACTTCATGTCTTCCCCTCAAGTTCTTCATCAGAAATCCCAAAATCGCTCATATCGGTCTCATATTTCAAATAATCCAAATATCCTTCTGGCGGAGATGCTGAGGCATCAAATATAAAATGCGCCTTTGGATAACATCCAACCAAATCAGAAATAATTTTATCGGCTTCGGAATCCTTCATTCTCTCCCCTCAAGCAATTCATAAAATTCTTTTGCATCACTTATAGCTTGAAGACACATTCTGTCTGAATTTTGCGGATGAGCCTCAAAGCTCAAAACAAAACTTAAAATTCTTAAGAGCTTTTTAAAATCTTTCTCTTGATCTATACAGATTTTTAATGGCTTAAATTCATTTTCAATTCTCATTTATTTCCCCCATCATCACATTGCTTGCAAATATCAGAAATGTTTTTTTGATACAATCCTCTACGCTTAAACTTTATTAAAGGTTTTAAAATATTACATTTACCGCATGTTTTCTTATCCGCATGACAATTTGAAACCGCTAAATTTGTATCCTTATTCATGTTAACCTCCCAACGTGAAATTTACATTTGCATAAAAAATCTTTACATGTCCCAATAGCAGATATACCAATCTGAGATAAACTTCCATGACCTAAAACTCCACACGTACTTTGACCGATCGGCTGAGGAGGTTTATTGCAATTATCGCAACCTTTCACGCCAGCGGCCCAAACATACCCACACTTAGGAAAAATCCAAGGATTAACCATCTTTTTTCACCTCTTTAATAAAATAACTATTCATAGAATTTAATTTTCCCATTTCTGTTTTTCCACAATTACTGCAAGTTCTTTTTGAATCTATCCACAAAGTGAGCGATAAGCCAGATGTGCATTCGTACTCATGATGCCAATACGGATGAGAACAAGAATCTTCAGTCATTATTAATTCCTCCAACATTAAAATACTCCTCTTCTTCTGGGTCATTGTTAGGCATAGTTTTATTAATAATCGAATGCTTTGTAATCTCTAATGAGGAAATAGAATCTATTGGAGACATGTTGTAAAACATATATTCCGAAGAACTAATATGATCATTTGAAAAAATTATGAGAAAATTCGTAGATTTTTTAAGATATTCTATTGCACTATTTACGGCATCTTCTTTTTCAGAAGATAATTTATCTTGAAAATTAATTAATTTCATCTTTCATTCCTCCAACATTAAAATATTTTTCAAGAAATTCTGTATCTTTTTGCCCAACCTCTGAAATAAAGCATTTCTTGCATGCGCTATGAGGTATGCAATTTTCTTTTTTTTCATTAATCAATTGCGCAATTACCATAATATTTTCATGATCTCCATGATTACAAATCGCTCTTTTCTTTAATGACAACATCTTTTTTTGCCTCCAAAAAACATTCATTACAGCTCTTGTAAAACCATCCTTTCCGCTTAAACTTTTGCACATGTTTTGCGACCCCGCAAATCTGGCAATATCGCTGATAAGAATCATGCAATTTTTTTAACAAATCAACTTCTTTCATTTAATTAGATATCCTTTTTTTTCATTATAATTTCATCCTGAAGAAGATTAAATTTCTTTTTTGCCATATCAAAATTTCCGTATGTCCATGCAAGAGAACCAAAATCCTCATCACTGGGATATTTTTCTTTAATGTCGGGAGCAGCATCAACATCATATGACGCGCCAAATCTTTTGTTGAAGCTTTCAGCCGCCTTTTTGCCATCAATTTTTCTGATATAAAACACCTCAAAACATCTTGCATCTTCCCGAGGAAAATCTTTGCTATATATAGCCACATCATTATCCCTTTCGCACAGAAAATATCGACCATGTTTTCCTTTCAATATTTCCGGTAATTTCTCAACAATCTTCTCTTCTGTCATATCTCACCCCAAATGGTTATAAAAAATCAATTTTAAGCTCTTTCTTGTCATTAAGGTATCCGATATCTCGCAAAAGTAATGCTACCCTACCTCTTATTATAAAAAACCCGTATTTGCCCTATACGTAAACATAAAAATCAAATTATTGATTAAAGTGTTCCCAGCATACCCAGTCGTTGCTTTCACGAACAGAATGAGACATCGTTCCAGCCTTCCGACATCGTGCCCCTTCCGACCACGCAGTGCATCGATGACGATCAGGGTCATGGGTGGGTTTTTCAAACTTGTTTGTCCAGCCACAATTACATTTTCTTAAATTCTCATTAAACTTTCTGCCGCATTCTGGACAATCAATAAATTTTGCGTACATCAAATTTCTCCTTCGGGAATTAATTCGCCAAGATATTGCTCAAATTTCGTTGCGTTGAATAAAGTTGCGGGCCTCAAATACGAAATCATCTTTTCGTCACCAATCCAATCTCGTCTTTTTTTTGCGATCACAGATTTGCAATCCTGAGGAGTTGCCCCAGACCTCAATCTTGCGATGATCAATTTTAGGTTCGTGTCGACAGGGCGAAAAATTCTTCCCGTTTTCTCGTTCAAGAAATTCAAAACTTCGATCGCCTGATTTTTGATTTCAATATTTTGAGACTTGAGAGGAGCAACGTCGGGCTTGCCCGACATAGAATTAACTTTAGTTAATTCTTCTTCTGTTCTGTTCTGTTCTGTTCTGTTCTTATCTATAGCGTCACTGTCACGTTCTTTGTGACGTTCTTGTGACGTTTCATTACCGTCACACTTTTTAAGTCTTTGACGATATCTTTTTGTTCTTTCTGAAGAGGAATCGCTAGGAAATTGGCGCTTCTCCCAGCCATTAACAAAAAACAACGTTTCGCCGTCTTGCATTGAATCTTCAATAATTAATCCTCTTTTTATCAACTCTTTTATCTCCTTTTTTATGTCCTTTCTGAGCCTCCATGACATGAACTTTAGGGTAACTCCGTCATTATTTTCGGGAATTATGCACAAGATTTCGATGAAAAGACGAAATTCTGAGTCATTAAGAGTCCCAGTTTTCTCATCATCTATGATCTCTTTATATAGCCTGAGCCAGGGCAATCCAGACATTATTTAACCCCTCTTTTTTGTCTTATTTGAGCTCTTCCGAAGCTCTCGAATCGCCTCTTCAATAACAATCATGGCGTTTTCAATCTGCTCAGATTTTGTCAATTTAGTCTTGTCTCTCTCATCGAATATATCTGGTCTGAGCTCTCTTTTTGTCACATATCCAAAAGTCATATCTTCTATGGCTTGGCAATGCTTTGCGGGGGGCGCCACTTGATATCCTTCCCTATATATCCACGCATGAACGGCTTGATGCGAAATATGAAGGTTGCTTGCAAATTTACGAATGCTTCCAACCTTTAAGATTGCCTTAACTAATGGCTGTTTGTCTTTTGGAAAATTATTGATATCCAGAATCATTGTATTGTCTCTATTAAAAAGTAAATGGGATAATGTCTTTCAGAAATGTCATTATATTGATATTAAGACATCCCGGCAATAGTTTATTAAAAAATATCGTTGACACAAAGACACTTCTTGCCCTATAGTGTTCTCACAGGTCAAATGCTTACAAATCACAGGCCAAATGCTTACAAGACATTAACTTGTAGGTTTTATTTGAATAAAGATTCATCACAAAACAACAGAGGAACTTTTTATGAAACAGGCGATCGAAAGTATTCATGATATGTCATACAGATATCCTGGAGAGCACATGAAGATAGTTAGAATAAGATTGGGAATTACACAAAAAGACGCAGCATATAGGGTTGGAATGTCACCATCCGGCCTATCAAAGTTAGAGTGCGGCAGGAATATACAGCCAAGAAAGCTTCTTGAGCTCTCTGAGCTGTATGGAATGAATCCTAAAGAGCTCACGCCATACTCTAAGCCAAAGAATGAAACTATAGAAGACGGATTAAAGACAATTAAAAAACTATTTCCCCATAACTGGCAAGATGTAATAAAAAAAGGCATTAAAGAAATTCTATAGCACCCATTAGCCCGCATACATGACTTATGCGGGCTATCTTTTCCCCTTTAAAATCCTGCTTTAAAATTATTTCCAATCTTTTTTAAAAAAATAGTTGACACGCATGAAATAGTTGATTATCATCATTTTGAAGTTGACGAAAATCAAAACAATTCTTTAACTCAAGGAGAGATTATGGGCGCTAGCGAAATTTATGTAGATGCAATTGCTGGGAAAATAATAGATGAACTTTTGGAAAATATGTTTAAACGTGACGAATGCGAAATTTCGCATTACCAACAATATGGTAACTTTGACTACGTGGAGATTTAGAAATGTCACAAGAAAATACGACTCAATCATCTGGATTTATACATAAATCTGTTTTAATTGATCTTATACAATCTAACATAAATGGACTCAAATTCCAATCAAACGCTTTTGGTAATTTGCTAGCAACAATCGTGAGTGGACAATTGGATTACAAGATGCCTATTCCTGAGATGGCCGCTCAACAAAACATTAGCGAGGAATTAATGAATGGAGATTCAAATTGAATGCTTAGATGAAAGACCCCTAAATAAAATAGTCTATATGGCTCACCATATAAATGGAAATCATTATAAGTGCGGCGTATGCACGCAAGGAGACATAATTCTAAATGATGAAAATAAATTAATGTTGAAAAGATGCCTTAGATGTGGCTCTGAAATAAAAAAAGCAAATAAAGATAAAGCGAAAAGATAAATCGATATGTGGGCTATAAAATGCCCTGTAAAGCACTTTATCGGTAGTGCTATATAGAAACCGTAGCGGGTTGGCTAGGCACCATTTGCCAGTATGGTTCCGCGAAAACTGGCAAATAATGCAAAGGCTTCTGGGTGATGCCTTTTTAACGTCTTTACCGGTAGGCGAGCATAAAACCGGTATTTTATGGAAACGATTGATGATGCGGTGACTCATTATAACGCACATTATAGTAATCATTGATCGTTTCCGCCAAATTTTTATTATTTATAGGGAGTTGAAATGAAATTCGCAAAAGTAAATTTAATTGCAAAGAATGGTGGAACATCAAAATCATTGGTAAATCTTTCAAAAGTTAATTCCATTATTGAGATGAAAAAATCCGAAACAATTTCAGAATCTTGCACAATGATTGATTTTGGAGACGAGCAAGCACTCACCTACGACACAATAGATCAAATTCTGGATTCTGTAATTACTTTTAAATAGGAGATTTAAAAATGAGCGCCATGAGAGATTATGTAACCCCCCAGGAAAGAACAGATATTTTTCCTCATATTGACCTTAAAAGAAAATTCGTTGTTGAAGAGTTAAATAATATTTTTTTCAGAAGAGCAATCGACGATGAGCGACAAGATAAATTAGAAGCTGCGTTGCATATACTTAAAACAAATGGGAGAAAATAGAATGAGCGTTGAATTAGTCCAAAAAAACGCACAGATATTTACAAAAGATCAGGTTGACTTGATAAAAAGAACAATTTGCGAAGGTGCAACAGATGATGAGCTTGCATTGTTTATGACTCAATGCAAGAGGACAGGTCTTGACCCTTTTTCTAAGCAGATATATGCAATAAAAAGAAGGTCAAAAAACAAAGACGGCTCATACTCTGAGAAATTCACGCATCAAACTTCTGTGGATGGTCTTAGGCTTATTGCAGAAAGAACAGGGAAATACGCCGGTCAATCAGAAGCGATGTGGTGCGGAGACGATGGCGTTTGGGTTGACGTGTGGACTAAAAAATCATCGCCTATAGCCGCTAAGGTTGGCGTGTATAGGAAAGACTTTTCTAGCCCCGTCGTATCTGTGGCAAGACTGGATTCATACGCGCAAAAGTATAATGGTGAATTGTCTGGACTATGGAAGACAATGCCAGATGTTATGCTCGCAAAATGCGCGGAGTCTCTATCTTTGAGAAAAGCATTCCCGTGCGAAATGTCGGGATTGCATACAGAAGAAGAGATGAATCAATCTGATAACGATGAACAGTCAAAATTAAACGCAGAAATTAGAGAAAAAGACTTGATAATTGATCAATCAAAAACAATAAATATTCATTTGGAGCTTATAGAGAACTCCAAGACTATGGATGAATTGAAGAAAAACTATCTTTCGGCAATTGGATATGCAAAGTCAACAAAAAACAAAGAAATTGAAACAACTTTTACGCAAATAAAAGACAGAATCAAAGAAAATATATGTGAGGATAAATAAAATGACTGCTTTATATGAATTAACAAATGAGTATTGCGAATTATTCCAAAAGTTAAGTGAAGATGGATTTGATATACAGACTATTGAAGACACCCTTAACCCTATCGCAAAAACTTTTGAAGAAAAAGCGAAAAATGTTGTTTGTTATATTAATAATATAAATTCTGATCTTGAAGAACTTGAAAATCACAAGAAAAATGTCACGGAAAGAATCACAAAGAGAAAGAAAGAAATTGATTTTTTTAGAGAATACATAAAACAAAACATGATAATAATGAATTTAAAATCAATAAAATGCCCTCTTTTTGATATAACAATAAAGAACTCTATGCCAAAACTAATAAAAGAGGATGAAATGAGCCTTCCATCTTCTTATATAAAAACTGAAATAGTAACAAAAATTGATGATGCTGCTCTAAAGAGTGACTTAAAAAATGGTTTAATAATACCTGGCGCTTATCTTGAAGAAACCAAGTCTTTAACAATAACTCTAAAATAAATAAATGCGCCCCTAAATTAAGCTTAAGGGAAACCTTGTGCCGATGAAATAATATAGGGGCGCTCCAATTATGAATCACGGGGAGATCACGGCGAATCTCAGTAACGTGCAGACGCTCATTTAAGATGAATGCTGTTATCCCAGCGAACTAAATCGTATGTTAGTTTAAGGTCTTTTGAGCCGATCGGATATGATGCAACCAGGTTCGACTCCTGGCGTGATTCACCACAAAAGTATTTTATTTTTTAATTAATTTTTTAGGAAAGGAAAGAGGATATGCTTATTTTAACAAGACGTGTCGGTGAAGTTCTTATTATCGGCGAAGATATAGAAGTGATTATTTTAGGACTCAGAGGAAATCAAGCAAGGATTGGAATTAATGCACCCGCAAACGTTACAGTTCATCGAGAAGAGATATACAACAAAATAAAACAAGAGGAAAGGAGTAATAAAAATGAAGAATGAAGATTCTTTTGAAAAAATAAATGTCCTGTCAAATGAAATAATTGATTCCGTATGTGAATTTTTTATTGCAGAACTAAAGCTTAACGAATCAAAGCTTGATGCCGACGGTAGATTGGAATTGACGATTATTTCAATTTGCAAGATTCATGTTAAATTGCTGGGATTTATCGCCCTCAGATATCATCAAAAAATATCATCTGTATCAAAAGGATTAAGTGAAAAACTCTTGCCGTCAATGATAAAAGTCTTTGACGAATGTTTAGAAAAAGTTAGGGATGAAGATGATGAGTCGTGAAACTTTAGAAGATATTTTGATCTGGGGATTTGTTTTCGCGATATGTGTTATTGCGGTTTTGTTGAATAAGGGAGTTTTATGAAATGCTTGATAAACAAGATGTCGTTACTCGCATGAGAGATATTTATGATATCCCGAGCGAAAATTTATCTGCTCTGGACGTTTTAATTCAGACAAGAAGTAGGTTTATGTCTCTTTTTTATGATATTACGCAATCAAAGATGTTTGACGCCAAGGAGTCTTGATATGAAAGATGAAAATTTAGAATTAGATAGAATGGAGATTGGGAAAATGAAAGGTTCTAACTTTGCTGTTGGTGATGAAATATATTATCTTACAGATGTTGACACGGTAGAATCATCAACAGTTAAAAACATTATGATTGAGAGCGATGGCTTGACATGTGATTTAGAAATAACTTTGCAAGATGGAGCTCAACTAACGGATTGTGATCAGTTTGCAAAAACTGAATTTAAGTTATTGAAATCAATTTTTCCTGACTGGAAAAATATTATTAAAGAGGAAATTCTATGAAAGATGAAGGATGGATAAATTGTGAAGAACAATTACCAAAACCTGGCATACTTGTAGATATATTAAGTTTTGAATTTGGGTTCTCAAAAAGAGAGGCAAAATTACGAATATTGTCAGACCATATCGCGTGGGATACTGGCAATGGGTATGCGTGCAATATAAAAAAATGGCGCCCTATTCCAGAAAAAATCCCTGATTTTAGTAAGCTTAATAATGGTGATTTTATTCTTATTGAATATCATGATAGGAAAGAAATATATCCCGTATTCTTAGAAAAATTTTCTTCTGGATATCTTAAAGCAAAAACTGCATCTCAATCCGATTTCTTTATAGTTGATTTCGCTGTTGATTGCATCAAAAAAATAACCCGAATCAACCTTAAAGAAAAGACGTTTGAGGAGATTTAATAAAGATGCTTGACAAAAAACTACTCCTAGACGAAATAAAATATTACGCGCAAGGAGATTTTCCGCCAATAACTTACATGGGGTGGATTGTCAGAAAGATTGAATCTGGCTGTTATGACATTGAAATTGAAGGGGATAGGAAAGATGCTTGATAGAGAATTAATATTAAACTCAATAAAATGTATTAAAAGTTATTGTGATTTCGAAAAAATTCCTGGACTAACTTCATTAATAAAAGGAATTGAAGACGGTCAATATGATTACAATCAATTGCCATATAGCCAAAAAACCATAAATAACGCTAAATTTAAAGGGATTTATGATGCGCTTGATGAAATAAACGCTAAGTTAAAACATGAATCATCATGTCGAATAGATTTTCATATTTTAAATAGTAAAAAAGATGAAGAGATTGAAAATATAAAAAAAGAAATAGAAAAACTGAAAAAAGATAATCAAATGATTATGACTTGTTACAATAATATTTGCTACTCAATGCAGCTAAAGAAGGAGAAGGAATCAATAGATGAAATACTTCATAAAGAAGAAATCACCGACACCCAAAGATTGAGTTTTGTTGAGAAAAACAAATTTGATTTGTCTGAAAGGCATGGATTGTGGGCAATACATAATTCCCAAAGGGATTCTTTAGAACTCAATGAATTAAGAGAAGAAACTTTAAGAGAATTAATCGATATGGCAATCAGGAGGAAAAATGGAGATTAATTTTTCATTAGTTATATGTTGCAAAGAATGTGGAGACCCTCTTAATGGTGAGTGGGACTATGAAGATAAATGCGTTAATGTAGAGAATTGCGAATCATGTAAAATCAACAATAAAGAAATAACAGACTCAGAAAGATTGGATTTTGTTGAGAGGTCTCATATAACAATTTCCGCCTATACATCATACGGAAGCTTGTTTTTCGAAGAAGATGATTATTGTAAGTTTAAGATTTCCTGTGAGTCTGACACGCTTTCAGAAGAAAAAACATTAAGAGAAGCAATAGACTCCGCAATGAGGAGTAAAAATGGAAACTAAAAAATGCTCTAATTGCGGTAAATTTATGATTGAATGTCAAGATAATATCTTATTTGGCAAAGAGTGTAAAAATGTATATCACTTTAAATGCGCTTGCGGAAATACTGAATTTTCTAAGATTGAAGAATCTGAAGAAACTTGCAAGTGGGAAGATAAAGGACGTTGGGACGAAAGTACTCACAATACACAATGTTATAAATACCATGTATTTGAGAGTGGCAGTATAGAAACAAATCAATATAAATTCTGCACATATTGCTCAAAGGAAATCGAAGAGGTGAAAAATGGAGAATAACACGGACTTAGACAAAGCATCCTATCTGATGGGATATGTTGATGGAAAATCTCACAGAAAGTCTATTTTTAAGGAAACGTGTAAGTTGAGACCTACGAAAGATTGTGAAAATGACAAGTATTACTTAACGTCCTGCACTCAGGCGTCTTATTCTATGGAGGGCGATATAAAGCATAACAGCTATATGTATTGCCCATATTGCGGCAAAGAAATAGAGGAGACTAAATAATGCCTCTGACAAGAGTTAAATATGAGGAAGAAATAATCTATATTGATCTTAACGAATCAGAAAAAATTAATAGAGGTGAAGAATTGTATTGTAGAGGATATCATCATCCACATTATCACACTTCTGGATATGATATGGACGGAAACGATCTTGATATTGATGTTTGCGAAGAAAACTGTGAGGAGATTAAAGAATGAACCAATTTTCCCCTATAACAAACGAAGAGGCAATTATCAGAGTTCAAGAAATTGTTGATAAAATGGTTAAACATGAATTTTCTGAAAGAGAAAAGCAAATTGGAAGGATGGTCGAAGTTCTTAAAAATGCGAATAAAGAATTTATTGATTCGTCGACGAGAGAAAGAAAGATTGTTGATTACAAAATTTTAACTGATGAAAGCGTTCAGAAACTATCAGATCAGATTATTTTTAATTCTAAATGCGGATATGTTCTTCATGGCTCTCCTTACGAATCAGAATATAGCGAATGGTACATAAATCAAGCCATGGTCAAGTACGAGAAATCTTAAAGATGATAAAGTTTTCTGAAAGAGTAAAGCACTCTGCGACCATAGAGAGAAAGATTGTTGAATATATTCTTTTATTTTCAGATTCACAAGATGGGATTTCCTCATCTGTTAATAAGTATATTGGATTGGGATGGCAGCCATATTTCGGAACAAAAATAAATATAGACCAAAACTACAATAATGATTATTTCCAAGCCATGGTCAAGTACGGTTAATGTAAATGACAAACGCGCAATACATCATAAACACATTGATTGAAGAACTATTAACTTTAAGAAAAATATGTTCGATTGAAAAAGATACTGATCTTAAAGAATACTATAGAGAAAAAATTGATTCATTGAGATATTGCCTACATCTTATTAGAAACACATGCGGCATACCGATTTTTATTACTGAGGATTAATTTATGATATATATTTCAATCGTAGCAATAATTTTATCTGGAATTTCTCTATGGTTTTCATTAAGATGCTTAGACATATTTAAAGATGTTATGCCAAAAGTCGATTTAGTAATGCAAGCTTTCATTGCTTCAAAAAATGTTGATAAGGATTAAATTATGACATTAATTGCGCTCGACTTTAAAATTCTTCAAGATCAAATTGAGAATATTAGGCGTAATCTTTCTGCATTGTGCCTTTCTGTTAATGAGGGGGTTTCTGCAGTCCTTGAAACAAATAAACATCAAAATGATATAAATTTGAAGACAAAAGAAATACTCTCTGAAATAGTTAAACGAATCGAAGAGAAGGATTAAATAAAGTCATTAACTCTTTTTATCACTAAAAGAATTTCCCCAATAGTAATTAATCATGCTCCCCAGATCGGCGCCGGTTGCCCCAGCAATCGTCCCGAGGGTCACAACAACGGATTGATTCATGTCTTCATGAAAAACCACATACGAAATAATGCAGATCAATAATATGATGAATTTACCTAATACGAGCATTATTTTTATCTGATTATCCACTGGACTAGCATTAACGTTTGCGCTATTCTTGCGCGCGCTGTCGACATTCTGAAATTCGATCGCCTTGTCTTGTTCCTCATGTCGATTGCGCTCTTTGATTCCTTCCAGAACTAACTTTTGTAATTCAACGTTATTTGACATTTCAAACTTTAATCGCTCTTCAGCTTTCTCGGGATTTAGGTTTATATAATCTAAAACCTTCTCAGGCTTCGCGTCGACGCCGAAGAGGTTTGCTATAATGGTGCCAACCCCAATGGCGGCTCCAACCGGAGAGCTTAATGCCGCGCCTGCCAACGGGGCATATTTAACTATTGCTGAGCCTACGTCTGACCAGTTCATGGCAATAGCTCGAAGTGTACTAAATCATTGAATGTCTGGTCATTAATATCCTTATCGCCGTCCCAGTCACCACCCCACCTTACCTTTTTTGTCATTTTCCCTTCCGAATAAAGCCTTGAAGCGATGCCAACAACAAATCCTGCAAACCAGTAAAATCTATTTGTATTTTTCATATCAATTGGGTATGGATAAACGTCCACCGCATTAGAAGGTATTGCGTTATGGTTTCCATTAGGGTACTTAAGCTTACTTCTTCCTTCCTCAAACGCCTTATCTTGCTCTTGCTGTTCCCTGTGACCTTTAACAACCTTGCAGTCAAATTCTTTTATCACTTCATAAAATAAAATCTGCAATTCAGGGTCTGAAGAACTTAATTCAACTTTCGAAGAAGTGCCAAAAATAGGCATAATCACCACCTCATAAAATGTTTAAAGACGTCAGGAATTCCCAAAACGATCTCCAGAATCAACAGCAAGCCAAAGAATAGCATCCAGTTCTTTGGCTTTCCGTCAAAAAGATCAATTATAAATTGCATTATCGTGCGACGACTTGAGAAGTCTGTATTTATCTTGTCCATAATCTCTCTAACCTCTTTGAGATTCTTTATGGCATCGATCAATATCTTTCCGTTTTCCTCTAACATATATGTGTGTATACCGATTCGTTCGTTTATAGAATGTGTCCTTTCCCTTATGACTCTTGTCGTATCAAAAAGTTCTGCAATATAATGGGAGTGCATTTGTAAATTGTCTTCTATTTTCATATCTTTTCCTAAATTATTGGTTATTCGAAAGCAAACCACGCAACATCAACAGAGCCGATAGGTGGTGCTGTTGGGTCATTAATAGTGCAATTTATTTCAAATTGATTAACGCTTATGTTGTAAATTCCGCACGATACATGCGCTATATTGGGGTCAGATGTTGCGCCTGCCGTTGGCGTGCATACAACATTTGGTGCCCCCCCAAATGTAGCTGAAACTGTTACCGTTGCGCTTGAAACCGTTCCATATGAAATTGTTCCTAAGCTTGTTAGACCTCTTTCCATATTTGAAAATACGTTTTGGTTGCACTTAAAAGAGCTTGCATAAACAGCAGCCGGAACAGATGTTCCTAGAGGGCTATTTTCTATGGATGAAGCAGTTAGGTTTGTGAAATGACCTTCTGCTGGGGTAGTGACACCTATAGGAGTGTTATCTAAAGCTGTTGTGCTGAAGTTTGTTGAGCTGAGATTTGTAAAATGTCCGTTCCCATCAATAATTGAAACGGTTGATGGGTCTTGGTATGCCATGCCCTGAAATACGTCATAACCACCACCAGACCAAACTACAAGACGGTTTAAATCGCTATCCCATGTTACTGCACCCTCTCTGCTTGGAGTTATTGCCGTCCTTTGTGCAGTCGTTAAAGATGTTATATAGAACAATTGACTATCAGTCTCTAGCTTTAATATTGCTGTTGAATCAAATGCCGCCGTTCCGTTTTTATCCAATGAAAGACAAATATTTGTTGAATCAAACTTCATATTTGCGCTAGAGGTTGCTATATCAGAAGAATCGCCAAACGCTAACTGTCCATTTGGAAAAGAAACAATGTCGGTTATTTGTATAGCTCCAGTTGAGCCTGCACCGCCTGGTGAATTTTGAACAGGGATAAGTAAATTGTTATTGTATGTTTTTGGGTGCGCTGTAAATAATTCTAAGATTGTTTCTGTTGCCATGATTAACCCCTAAGCTAATGAAAGTTTTACGCCGTCATCTGTAACAATAAAAGTTCCTGAATCCGTGACTAAATCCGGCACAGGAGCCGTCGCCTCTTTAACTAAAATAAAACTTCCTGAATCAGAGATAATAAATGTCCCATCCTCTTTTGCGAGGAAAAACCCGTCTGGCCCAGGTGCGGGGTTAAATGGTTTTATTACCTGCGGACTCGCGGGTAATATCCCATATAAATGATTATCCATATTTATTCGCCTAAATAGATAATTGAGCTTCCCCTAATTCCAGCGTAGGGGCCGTCAAATGTCCCTCCAAGAGGGTTTAGGATTATAGATAATGAGGGAGCGCCATATAAGCTTATTATTCCAGAAACATTTTCTGTCCCCGTAGCTCCAGCTATAGCAAAGACCGGATAAACGATATCAAATGAACCCGCTCCTGCCGGAACGTATCCGGCCGGAAATGCGGCAGTAGACATAATTGCGCCACCAGGAGAAGTTACTGGTTTGACAACTGATTCGTACTTCATCATTACAAAATCACCAATTCTAAGAAACTTTACATCCCAGCTTGTCGCAGAGATTGAGCCGCCTAAAGGGAAGGAAAAATCCAGAGTTGACTGCACTCCACTTAATAGCTCGGTTATTCTCATGCCTCCAGTAGAACCTGTCACTCCTGTATCGTTTTGAACGGGGAGCAACAAATTACTATTATAACTTTTAGGGTTATCCGTAAATAACTGTAATATTGTTTCTGGATTCATGGCCATTATCTTTGTCCGCCATAAACTGTTACCAATAGTAAATTTGTTGATGCCGTAGAACCTATTGGGGTGGAAGTTATGCTTTGGCCTCTCCAATTTTTGCCAAAAGAGAATATGCCCATTCCTTTTATCTGAATCATATGTCCAGAATATGCAAATGTAACTTGGCTTAATATTGGAGCGCCCAGAGTGTCGTATGCGCCAGTAAATACACAAAGCTGCGGCCGTGCGTCTAAGGTATCATCAAAAAAAGCCTGTATCCATTGAAAAGCAGGCATATTTATGGGGTCAATAACGCCAAAATCATCGTTTGTGAGATTATAGGAAATATTAGGGAAAAATGGGATATCAGTATTCCTGTCGGTTAGACTGATGTTTGATAGTAAAGATGTTTGGGAAACTGCCATTTTTAATACTCCTATAAGTTAATGTACCAAGACAGCTTGTCTGCCGTTGGGATTGTTGGAAGGTCTGATTGCTGCGGGAACCCAAACGTAGCGTTATTCAAAGCTTTTGCCACAGCAATTGCAACCTCGTCAATAGTATCAGAACTTAGGATTGGGCAAACGACACCTGTTCTTCCGGCAACCATTGGGTCAGTTCCCGCTCCATTTACTGTTATCCATAAATAAAAGTCTGTTGCTGGCTCAGAATATAATAAATAAGACCCTGCGGCTGGCACACCATTTACTGTCACTGTATAAACAAATGGGTTTGCGACCGTATTTACGAAAGCTTCCAAGTTCTGCATTTGTGTATTTGTAGACTTAAACGGAACAGTGGGAGATGCAATTGTAGAAGTTAAGAAAGCAAGCTGAGACTGACCGTCATATTCAAAGAAAATACCTTTTACAAGAACCAATACATTGGCGCCATCCATTGTTCCTCTTGTGTTGTCTGTGAAATCTGCGCAATCTATAAAGCTTGATGATGCTGGGCCAGATGGATTTGTAAGCGTAGGTATTGTCGGTATATTAAATCTAGCAAAGTTTATTTGTACTACTGCCTTTTCAGTAGGGCTTCCAGGATTTAGGGTTGTAAAAGTTACAGGCGCAGGAACAATCCTGTCGTCGTTCATTGTCCAATACGACATAACTCCTGGGAGTGGAGTATATGACTGTCCTCCAACTCCATAAAATCCTGGCGTCTGATCTGGCGCAAATTTATCATTAAATGTTAATGTGACTTGGTTTAGACCTGTAATCTCTGCCGACCAACCAAACTGAAGAGCGGGCTTTACTAGAGTAATTGTAAATCCAGTATTTACATCTAACCATGTTGAGTGTGCTGGTAATGCAAGAGTACACGTTACAGTTACGATATTTGCTGATGCGTCAGCAATCAATGTACCAGAACCTTCAAATCCGCTTCCTATAACATCATAAATCCTTCTGTTCGGTATATTGTTAGTGTATCCATTAATTTGAAGCTGTTGACCAAGACATTCCAGCCTAAAAGGTTGATCGCTTCCTTTTGGGCATATTACCATTGTGCCAGTATCTGCATAAGGGAAAATTAATCCTTGGTTATACATATAATTCGAATAGTTTTCGTCAAGTCCTGCTTCCAATATATTTGTTGAAGAACCAAGTATCTCTCCCTTAGAAAAACCTAAAGATTCAGTATTAAATATTGGCTCGACAACAATGCCAGGCTCAACCAATACATTTGTCATTCCAAATACGCATAGACTTTTAAGTGCTGGCCTTACAATTATTGCGGAAAAGTTTCCTTCTTCTATCGTAAATCCAGATATTGAAGGCATTTCAAAAGTTGAGATAAATTTATTTCTTGTAGCGCCAACTGAAAATGTGTCTAAAAGAGTAAAGGATGATGGAGATCCCCCCTCACCATAATTAAGATAAAGTATTAGCTGAACAGAAATTGTTAATCCATTGACGTTTATCATTTGCGCGCTGAAAGTCAGGTTTTCTTCAGAATAAAGATCAACTGCGCCAATAATTTGAGTAAAATCTTTTCTTGTTTCATCCGCCGAAACGGTCGTACAATTTAATCTAACCTGATTTATTGGGCTTCCCTCTATACTCTGCCCTGAAATATTATTGAATGTTACATAATTTTGGGTGTCAGTATTTTGGTCTTCTATAAAATCCCACGCCCATGCGACGCGCGTTGTTGGAGCTGTTATTTCACCTTCATCATCTGTTGTCTTATAAAATATAATAGGATAATTAAATTGAGGATTTACAATGAAGTTGTCGTTGAATGTTGCAAGTTTTGCAATTATTTCGGCAGGCGAGTAATGCTCTAATACCTCAACAGGATTTGATTGATCGCCAGTATTGTCAGTTATGACAATATAGTAATATCTGTTATCTAAGTAAAATAATGGGCAATCTCCCGACGTTCCAAGTCTTATTGGATTTGGATTAACTGTTGGATTTTGTGGGTCAGTAACATCAGAGTATGTGTTTGCCTGAACCGTTCTATTTTCGTCTTCATAGAAAAACAAAAATCCACCAGATAATGGGATATTCGGCCCGGGTGGCTGTAAAAAGTTAGAGTCAAAAATCAGTGAGTTAAGGGTTATTCCTGTCCCTGTCCCGCTCGTAAATGCTTGGGTCAATGCTGTAGGTACGGTGCTATAAATACCTGCGTTTGTTATCAGCAATGAAGTAATAACGCCAATTTCTACAGTATTCACTTTTGCGCAAAATGGAGTTGTAAATATTCCGCCTGTAAAAATTATAATATCGCCAACAGAATAATTGTTTCCGCCTGATTGAATATGATAATCAACCAATGAAAAACCATTCTGAACAAAAGGCGCTTTATAAAAGAAATAGTTTATTAAAGGCGTGTTAACTGGAAAAAAGTTTGCCATTATTGATCACCCCTTGATCTCATAAGATTGTATGCCGTGTTTAAGTTTTTGCCCGTGTTTGTTGTTCCATTTTTTGCGAAATTAATTGCTTTCTCCACTCTAGGAACTGTCGCGCTCTTAGCCAACCCTTTCCATGCCATACCACCACCCATTCCGGTGATAGCGCCAATTCCAAGAGACTTCTCCCAGTCTTCTCCGCTAAGTCTTGCCGCAGTCATTCCGGCTAACCCAGATGCTCCCATCCCATAAAGTCCATGTAAGTCTCTAGCCTTTTCAAGAGTTTTTGCGGGCTCCCTATCGAAAGCTATTCTCGTTTTATTTATAGCCTCAAGCATTCTTCCTTCATCACTTTTCCCGAATAAATACTTCTTCTGAGATGGAGAAAGTTTTGAGTACTGCGCAGCGACATCAACAGTTCCAGCGCCATTCTCTATTTGACGCCTAAATATGTTTGCTTTTGCAGCTTCAACGCCTTCTTTTTTGCTCCCCATTAATTTTGATAACTGCTTTAATCCTTGAATCCCTTGAGCGCCGCTTGGCGCTAAAGAAGGTAGATATTTAGTTACAATAGAGGGGTCAAGAGGTACGCCTGAACCGCCCATATCTTTTGGTAGGGATGCCTTAAATGCTTCCTTTACAGACCTATTGTCTTTTTCAACTCCAGTCATTTTTTGTGGAGATTTATAAAATTTATTTACTTCTTGATGGGTTTTGTTGGCGCCTTCCCACTCATTCTTGAATTTGTTTAATGATTCTTCTCCAATTCTTCCTTTATTTGCATCTAACGTTTCATTCTTTAAGTTTTCTTTTAGGCCTTTCAGGAATTCTTTTGTTTGATAATTCTCTGGAGTTAATCCTTGCCCTTGCGTCTTTATGTAATCGCTCATTTCTTTGTTTATGTTTTTTCGAAGACCTACAGCGCCAGACAAAGATTGAGGCTCTAGCTCTAAAGATTTTTTGGCAATTTCAGAAGATTGCGCGTAAGGCGCCTTTAGAGCAGGCTCCATCGCCGATACTTTCTGCTCATAATCTTCTATGTATTTTCTGTAAGGAGATGTATTTAAAGCACCCTCTCGAATATCAGGTGTTCTGCGCAGAACATTTTCGTCAATATCTTTAGCTGTTTTTTCAAGACCGCTCCATGCAGACTTGTTTTCCTTTGCTTTTCCTAAAAAGTTTTGATAAAGCTTTTGACCGTAAGATTCCTCTGGCAATAATTCTCTAATCTTCTCTGTGGCTT